AAGGAAGAAAGAAAACTGCTTATGAGAAAAATTTAGCAAGTGGGCAATTTGGTGCTGATAAGAAAGCAGATTTATCCTTTGCATCATCCAACTCAGCTGCTGGTATTAGAGAAGGTCGTGGTGTTGGTCCCGGACATGACGGTATAGATATCGCAGCACCAATCGGTACTCCAGTTCAAGCTACAAGTCCAGGTAAAGTTATTCAAGCATCTTTTGAACCAAAGGGTTATTCTGGTTATGGTAACATAGTCGTAATAGAATCTTTATCTGGAAATGGTGAAAAGATATACACAAAGTATGCTCACTTATCCGCATTTGATGTTAAGGTGGGAGATACTGTAGACCAAGGTGGTAAAATTGGTAAGATTGGAAATACTGGTCGTAGTTCTGGCCCACACTTACATTATGAAATGAGAAAGGGTGATCCTATTGTTGGTACAGTAATAGACCCTAAAAAATTATCTTTGATTAGTCCGATGGACTCAGCTTTGAAACAAACACCGAGCGCACCTGCTGCATCTAGTTTAAGAGGGCAGAGACAAGCCGCAGCTGCACCACAACAATCTTATGCACCACAACAAAATAATAACCAGAACACTCCACAGACCGCAGCGGTATACAATAGAAATGTTGCTCAAATACTATTAGGTTCTCTGATTAATAGTTCTGGCTACGGATAACAAAAAACCCGCCGAAGCGGGTTAAACTTTACTGTGAAGATGAGTTTATTTTGTGTCTGCTAGTGAATTAAAGTAATCCATTTCTTCATCGGCTTCAGCAACAACTTTCTTATCAAGTGCAGCTAAGTCCTCTTCTTTAAATGTATCTAACACAGCAGTTTCCGCCTTAGTTCTAGGTGATTGAACACCTTCGAAACCAAGAACCTTATCGAGACGAGCTTTGAGTACATCATAAGATTTAAACTGTCCCTTCTCTGTGAATTCTTTTAATGAGAATTCTTTCTTCCAGAGAGCTTCAAGTTTTTCATCATCACCATCAAACAATGCAGACATACCAGCAAATTCTGATTTGTCATAGTTGCGATAACCTTCAACATTACGAATCTTCAATTTGAAGTTAGCACCTTCCCACATATCAAATGGGTTAACTGGTGATTCATCTGCAAATTCTGGATTCATCGCTTCAGAAATCTTATCAAAAATCTTTTTACCAAACTTATAGAGTTTGATTTGACCTTCGTTTTCTGGATTGCTTGGGTCAGAAATAACCAAGATGTTAGCCATGTAAGTTAGTTTGCGTTTCTGTTTACGAGCAATATCTTTGTTGGCTTCAATGCCTGAGTTCCAAAGAGTGCTGTTGTGTTCACAGACAGGACATTTATCATTTAATGTTGTCAAGCAGTTGTCAATAAACCAACCGCCAGGTCCCTGAAAACCATGACTGAAAGTACGAACCCAAGGAAGAGCATCATCACCGTCTACAGCAGGTGCCGGCAAGAAACGAATCTGTGCCATACCGTTACCTGATTTATCTACTGATGGTTGCCAAAGGCGGGTGTCATCTTTTGAACCGGCTTCTGAAGAACCGGATTGTGTATCGTTGATTGCTTTGGTGAGTTTGTCCAAAGAACTACGATCACGTTTTAAATTTGCGAAATTCGACATTTTTTATTACCTCGTATTAAATGTATGTTAATGTATATTTTTTATCCACATGATGCATGATATACTAGTATATATGCTTCTTCCAAGTGGGTGGATTACAAATCATAATATAACCTTCTTCAAAATCAACTTGTATTTTACATCATCTAACATAAGAAATGCGGCATACTTGGTCAATTTCATCTCATAGTCAGGCCAACGGATAGTATCCGAAATTCTTTTGTTCCACATGGGCAAGAAATTAAGGATTCTGTTTAGGATGATTAGTGTCTCTGGAGATATCTCTTTACGCAAAGCTTTAGTTAAGAGTACTGGATAGTCTCCATTCGTCACCAAAACATCGTTTGGATTCTTATAGACTGAGAACAAGGTACTACATTCATTTTCAAAGGTGTAAGACATTGATTGTATAACCTTCTGTCTTTGCCTATAGATAACTTCACACTCTTCAGCTAGTAGAGTACCAACCCAAACTTTGCTATCTTCCAAAAGATTAGCCACAAGAAAATTGATGTAATCATCTTTAATTGGATGCTTACGGGATAATTTATAAAAGGAGAATTTATCCTTACGGTTTTCAAACGTAACAACGCTGACGTTACTTTTCCCATTATACTTTAGATAGTCATAAGATTTTTGGGTAAAATGTAACTTCAATCCGTTGTATATAGAGAAGGCTTCATAACCTGTCATCATATTGGTAGACGTGGACTTTTATTCTTCAGTAAATTAAATTCAATTGCATTACATTCAATTTTGCCTTTTAGGTTGGCATTAATCAATGTTGATGCGACCTCGATTTCCAAGCCAGTCTTTCTACAATATTCAACGATAGCCTCAATGTAATTGTAGTCGGTACCAGAAATCAACTTTTCAATCTCTACTGCAAACTTCATCATTTCATCTTTAGTTGGCATTATTTTCACTTAACAATTGTTTCATATAACGATTCAAATTGTTCATGCGTAGCAACTTCTTCATCATAGTTTTGCTTATGATAAACTTTAACTAGTTTGCTAACTAATCGTTTAGGTAATTGCAGGTCTTTTGCAATGGCGGTTACAGACTCTTTGATATAGTCCTTTTCACCTTCCATTCGTGTCATTGCACCAGAACATTCTTTGAGAACATCCAACAATTTCTTTTGATCTGCTGGATTAGAAATCTGATTAACACTCAATTGTACTACAGCCATAATATAACTCCTGTTTAATTATAAAAAAATATGATTAGTCCCAAAGACCTTCGTAATACTTACCAAACAGGCGAAATCCGTTTTCTTTGCGCTTTTGCCAAGCCTTTAGACCAACCCAATCTACCTTGAGTTTACTTTGATAATTACTATCATTATCCCAAGGAAATTTATCATCACATTCCGAATGGTCGAAAAATCTACCTTCGGCATCATCATCAACTTTCTGTTCAAATGTCCAAATCATTTCATCAAGAACCCATTCCCAACGAGCATGAATATTTGGGTAATCATCGTCATATGATTTATCTTCTTTATAAAAATCAAAAACGGATTGTTCTTCATACTCTTGTGTGCCTGTTGTACGCAGGTGCTCAGGAACATCCTCAAAGTCAACAAGAGGTGAACCATGTTTGGTGTCACGAAGTTGCTTAAGCATTGGTAGAATGATTGGTGCTAGAGTGCTATCCATACCCCAAGTATCCCAATAATCAATCTTCACATAGTCGATTTTTGGATGTACTACATCTAGAACTTTTCGAAGAGCTTCACAGATTGGATGTAGTCGGTCAGACCACTTATCAATAAGCGGTTCTTTATAATCAATCTCACGCCAGAAAAATACTTTCTCCAGTATGGTGTAAGGACTTAACCAATGGTTTCGGTATTTGTTGCTATACACACGCATTATTTTTTATCCTTACAAAAATTGAAATGACAGTTTTTCAACAGAACTGCCAAACTGAATTAAATTAGAACTTGTACTTGATACCCGCAGTGATGACACTACCATTAAATTGAGTAACGCCAGATTCAGCATATTGATATGCATAGTCAAGTGTTCCTGCAACCGACTTTGTAAATGGTACAGTCAAACCGAGACCAACAGTCCCTGCTGAACCACTTGTAGCGCTTTGATTGTTGAGGTATACATAACCAACTTTACCAGCAACTACCAAACTGTTCGTAGTATATAAATCATATGAGCCAGTAAGAGACCAACGATTCTGAGTAGAACCATTTAACCATGCTTGACCATATCCAGCTTCTAAACCTAGTTTGTCAAATTTCTGACCAGCGGTAACACCAGCTAAACCACCTGATGCACTACCAGTAACAGCACCACCATTAACACCAACTTCAAAAGCAGCTACGTTAAATGCTGCCAAAAGTGTTGCAATCAAAAGTACTTTTTTCATTTATAAACTCCAAAGTTAATAAGAATGTTAGGTTATTATGATACAGGGTCAACCTAACAAAAACCCAACAAATTATTTCGGATCAATAAATTTATAAAGTTTGTTTGCTTTTTCTAGAATCTTTTCTTCTGTTGGAAAATCAGGAAATCCAGGATGTGATGGTGGTGTAGTATTATTTTCCCGAGAGGTTGCAACCTGTGTGTGAAAATTTTCATCAATTACCTGACGTTTGCCATAATATTCATCATTAAGCATTCCTGCTGCCATCTTCAAAACTTCTAAGCGTACTTCATATGGATTTAAACTCATTTTACTTCTCCTTAGTGTGTGTAACTACTGTGTGTGAAACTACAAAAGTGATAGTTGATTCTGTTTCCAAGTTCAACTACCAAAACTCAGATGGTTATGCTTACGCAGCCATCAAAAAGCGATTATCGTTTGCTTTTATGGTTTTTGCTTGATTTGCGGTCATCGCCTACCGAGTTGCCGTCTCCACTATCTCAAGCTGTCGAATACTGAATACACCCCCACCTAAGAATACTGTCTGATACTCTTAGGTGGAGGTGGGCGGATTTGCACCGCCGTCCAACTTGCCTTCATTTTGAAGGGATTACAACCATGCAACCATTATATATCACTTCGCAATTTTAGTCAAGGGTGAATTCGCTAAAAACGACAATAATTGGGTACGGTACATATACTTTTGCCTAACAAAGATTTGTGGTTGCCCACCTTCTACTGCAATGGCAACAACCAAAGTATCAATTGTCT